AAATTTGTTAAGCACGTTGGCTTTGCCACAGGCGTAACAGTAAACTCAACTGCTGGTGACTCGCCAACTATTGGCGTATTTGCACAGCCAGCTAATACAATTATTACTGACATTAAAATCTTTTGTGTAACTGCACCTGTAACAGGAAGTGGTGACATTGGTTATGAAGTAGGTACATCTTCTTCTGGTTCACAGATTGTAGCTACTCAGGCTGACGAAATCTTAGACGCTGGTACAACAGTTGTTCTAGGTAACGTAACTTTGACTGAATTAGTTGTTCAGACTCAAGATGCCACAACTGCTCCTGCATCCGTTCAGTATGCTTCTGCGGCGCGAAACATCTTCTGTAACATTACCAACACTGTTAATGCTACAACTGCTGGTTCGTTTACGTTCATCATCGAGTATGTGCAAATTGCGTAATTAATTTAGTTGGGAGCTTTGGCTCCCAGCTTATTATCTTGTAGGAGATTAATATGGGCATACAAACAGACGTACAAGTTGGCTTTATAACAGACGAAAATGCCGCCGATCCAGATCGGTTGGTTACAGCGGCTAGGCCAAATACATCAGCAACGATGGCGGCAACTACCTTCTTAGGTGGCGGCGCTAGAAACGTAACTGTAACTACGGCAGGGACTGGCGACAACAATAAGACGTGTACTATTACTGGCACAGATGTTTTCGGAAATGCTATCACTGAAGTAATAACTTCAACTGGTTCTGCTGAAGCAGTAGCAGGTGCTAAGTTATTTGTAACAGTTAGTGCAGTAGAATGTTCTGCTCAATACGCAGGAAACATTACAGTTGGATCTGGTTCGCTTTGTGCTAGTGCAGTAGCTGGTGGTGGACGAACTCGACTAAAAGGCTATTCAATTGTCTCCGCTGGAACGGCAGGGTTAGTTGATTTCTTTAATGGTACGCCAGACAGCGGCACTATCATATTTAAAGCTCAGACTATTGGCACAGACAATTCAACTGTGGACAACACTATTCCAGATGAGGGTATGCTTTTTAAGAATGGCTTATCTGTAAAATATACAGTTGCTACAGTTGTATTAATGAACGTGTTTTTCGCATAGGGGAAATAAATGGCAACTTCAGGAACCGTAGCGTTTAAGCCAGATATCGAAGAGATTATCACTGAGGCGTTTGAGCGTTGCGGAGTAGATCCACAAGTTCAAACAGGCGATAGGGCTGTATCTGCACGGCGCAGTCTTAATCTTCTCTTCTCTGAGTGGGCTAACAGAGGTATTAATTACTGGACTTTATCTCAGAATACTCTGACATTGGTGAATGGGCAGACAGCGCCCTACCCACTACCTGCTGGCACGATTGATATTTTAGACGCGGTAATCCGCGACAGCTCTGGATCAGATACGTCTGACCAGATTATTAATCGTGTGTCGATTGCTGACTACAACCAACTGCCAAATAAAACTTCTAGTGGTAAGCCAAGCCAGTATATGTTGGACAAGCAAGCCACTCCAATTCTTTACCTTTGGCAGATACCAGACAGATCAACGTACAGCATAGTCTATTGGGCTATAAACCAGCTAGAGGATGTCACGGCATCAAATCAAGACGCAGACATTCCATATCGGTGGAACGACTGTATCTGCGCTGGTCTGGCAAGTAAGCTGTCACTAAAATTTGCAAATGATAAATTCACAATACTAAATGAAATGTATGAGCGTTCATTTAACTTTGCGTCATCTGCTGATAATGATGGCGTAAGTCTGAGGATTCAGCCTACCGTGCTGAATTTATATTAATGGCAAAATACGCAAGAGGAAAAAAATCCTACGCAATAAGCGATATAAGTGGTCTTCGGGTAAGATATACCAAATTGAAGACGACTTGGGATGGCTTGCGTGTTTCACCTGAAGACTACGAGCCAAAACATCCACAACTTACTCCTGCTAAAAATGTTGTAGACGCGACTGCCTTATTTAATGCTAGACCAGATAACGATCCTGAGAATGTTGCAATATATATTGGCTTTACGCAGGACTGGACAATTGATCCACGGCTTCGCCCTCCAGTGGGCGTTCCAGCTAATGGTAATACTGGTAACGTACTTATTGTGTCTGGCCCAGAAGCAACTGGGGATGCTGGTACAGGTGCAATTGGCAATGAATTACTAGAGCTAACATTAGCAGAAGCTGGTGTTGCTGGTACAGGTGCAGTTGGAGCCGCCGCAGTTATTGGAATTAAGGGTGTATCTGGATTGTCTGGCACAGGTGCTGTTGGCGTAGAGGCTCTAGACTTATCAATTAATGAAGCTGGCGTGGCTGGCACAGGCGCAGTTGGCACAGAAAATGTCCAAGTTCTTGGCTGGGGCCAAGAAGGTTGGGGAATAAATGGATGGGGTGAATAAATGAATTACACTACTTTAGTTGCAAACATCCAAAACTTTTTGGAAGATGACTCAGCAGAACTTACAGCTTCTGTAGATCAGATAATAGCGCAGGCGGAAGATATTATCTTTCAGCGCCTGCCAAATTTACCTTGCTTTAGGCAAAGCACAACAGCCAATCTTGTTGCTGGAACTACTGACTATGTAGTGGCATCAGCGAGGATGATTAGGCAGGTATCGGTAATAAGCTCAAATGTTTCTTCATACCTTAACCACAGGGTAGATTCATATCTGCGTGATTACTGGCCTAACGCTACTTTGCAAAGTACACCAGAATTTTACAGCACAAAATCAGCAAATACGGCAGGCACTACAATAACAATTGCCCCAACACCAAATTCGACTGATCCATACCAAGTTGACTTTATTGCACCAGAGGCAGGATTAAGTTCAAGCAACGCAAACACATGGGTTGGCGACAATGCCGAAAATGTGTTACTATCGGCGTGTCTATATGAGGCATCAGCATTTCTCAAAGCTGGAGAGACATTGGCGCTTTATAAAACACAATTTGACGAAGCACTGCAATTATTTGTACAAGAGATGCAACGCGATTACGCGGCAGAATATAATGGAGGTTTATAATGGCTATTACACAAGCGATGAGTACACTATTTAAAAAAGATGTCCTGCTGGGTGATCAGCACTTAGACAGCGATACAATAATGATTGCACTCTACACAAGTTCCGCAACACTAAATGCTACCACAGATGGATACATAACATCTAATGAAGTCGCCAACGGCAATGGATACACTACTGGTGGAGAAGCTCTGGCAAGTAAGACAGTCATTGAAAACGGCACGTCTGGTTGTTTTGATAGCGCCGATCCTGCGTGGACATCAGCGACATTCACTGCGCGAGGCGCATTGATTTATAATAAGACACTTGGCGATGCATCGTCAAACGCACGAGGCGCAATCGCAATCTTAGATTTTGGTGGTGACTTTACAGTTGCTGGTGGTACATTTAAAATTGTATTTCCTGCAAACACCGCCTCCAACGCAATAGTAAGGATAGATTAATATGGCTAGTACTTATGTAAATGACCTCCGCCTCAATGAGATGGCAACTGGCGATGCGTCAGGCTCATGGGGTACAATAACCAACACAAACCTTGAATTAATTGGAGAGGCTCTAGGCTACGGCACAGAGGGCATCACGACCAATGCTAACAATCACACATCAACAATAGCTGATGGCGCTACAGACCCAGTTAGAGCTTTATACGTCGAATATACAGGTACGCTCGACTCTGCTTGTACAATTACTATTGCTCCTAACACTGTTAATAAATTTTGCTTTATTGAAAACGGAACATCAGGTTCTCAAAATATCATTATCAAGCAAGGTTCTGGCGCAACGATTACTATTCCACCCGGTGATTCTAAGGCTGTCTATTTAGACGGCGCTGGCTCTGGCGCTAAAGTGGTTGATGCCTTTGCCTCGTTAAGCGTGGTTGATCTCAAGGTTCAAGACGATCTAACAGTTACTGATGATATGACCGTTGGTGGAACTCTGGGTGTGACAGGTGCTGTTGCTCTTGCGGCAGACGTAACCTTTGCAAACGGAGCAGATATTATCACGGCTTCGGCAGGTACATCTAACTTCAGAGCAGGCGTCAACGCTGGTAACTCAATAGCCTCTGGCGGTAACTTCAACGTGGCTGTGGGTGACGAAGCTGGTACTGCTTTAACCACGGGTGATGGCAACGTAGCTGTTGGCTTTGAGGCATTAGCTACGGAGGACGCTCACGGTAATAATACTGCCATTGGCTATCGTGCCTTAAAAACACTTAATGCAGGAGCAGTGGGTGAAAACACAGCCGTAGGTTTTGAAGCGGGTAAAGCAGTCACCACGGGCTTAAACAACACAATCATCGGTGGTAATGCTGGTGATGCTCTTACTAATGCTGACGATAATGTAGCTGTAGGACGAATAGCTTTAACCTCAGATACGTTAGGTAGTAAATCAACAGCTATTGGTAAGTCTGCTCTACAAACACAGAACTTTACTACTGCTACTGATACTTACAACACAGCGGTAGGTTTTGAAGCGGGTAAAGCAGTCACCACGGGCGTACAAAACACCATCGTGGGTGGCCTTGCAGGAGATGCCTTAACTGATGCAGACTTTAATGTAGCTGTTGGAATGCAAGCGTTGACAGCTATGACTTTAGGAAGTCGTAATGTTGGGGTTGGAACATTTGCTTTAATGTCTGCTAATGTTACTACGGCTACTGATACTTACAACACGGCGGTAGGCCATCATGCGGGTGCAGCAGTCACCACGGGTACACAAAACACCCTTATTGGCGGCCTAGCGGGTGATGCATTAACTGCTGCATTTGAAAATGTTGCAATAGGATACGAGGCTCAAACAACAGATACCTTGGGTAGACGAACAGTTGCAGTAGGTAATGGAGCATTACAATCTCAAAACTTCACAACAGCTACTAATGCTTACAATGTAGCTGTTGGTTATGATGCAGGTACAGCAATCACCACTGGCGGAAGCAACACCATCATGGGTGGTTTAGCGGGTGATGCATTAACTGACGCTGACTTTAATGTAGCAATAGGCACTATTGCTTTAGGTTCAGATACTTTAGGTAGTAGGTCGGTTGCTGTTGGCTATGGCTCATTACAAACGCAAAACCTCACTACGGCTACAGATACTTACAATGTAGCTGTTGGTTATGATGCAGGACAAGCAGTAACCACGGGCATTAACAACACCCTCATAGGTGGTGTGGCAGGTGATGCACTTACAGTAGGTGTAAGAAATGTAGCAGTAGGTTTTGCTTCACTAAGCTCAGATGATGTAGGAAGCAGAAGCACTGCTATAGGTTATCAAGCCTTAAATGCTCAAAATTATGCTGGCTCTACAGCTGTAAATAGTAATAATACTGCTGTTGGTTATGAGGCAGGATTAGCAGTCAGCACGGGCACAGGAAATACCTATATTGGTACAGGAGCGGGTGATGGCTCTGATGATGGAGCAAACAACGTAGCTTTGGGATTCGGTGCATTAAGTGGTAATCAGGGTAATAATAATGTTGCCATTGGTGAAGGTGCTGCAATTGCTGCAACAGGAGCTACAAATACAGTAGTTGGTTCTGGTGCTTGTGGTGGAAGTTTTACAGCTAGTGGTACTACAGCAATGGGTAGAAGCGCAGGAGCAGGTATTGCTGGTGGCAATAATAATATATGTATTGGTAATGCGGCTGATGTAGCTGCTTCTGGTCAAGTTAACGGTATTGCTCTTGGCGTAAGTATAACCGCCGCTGCTAATGATTTTACTTTTGGTAAAAATGGAGCTAGTGCCACTTGCGACTTTGATGCAGATGCTGTTTTTACTCACTCTTCAGACTTACGTTTAAAAACTAATATAGCTGATGCAGTATTAGGATTAGCTTTTGTTAATGATCTTCGCCCTGTAACTTACAAATGGAAAGCTGCTGCTGCTTTAGATGCTAATGACGCAGAGCTTGCACATCTTCGTAAGCAAGACGAAGACGGAAATTTAATTAACTGTAGAAATACAGAATTAACAATGCACGGTTTAATTGCTCAAGAAGTTAAAACTGCATTAGATACCGCAGGTGTATCTAGGTTTAAAGGATGGAGTGAAGATCAATATGGTGTTCAAGGAATATCAAACGAAATGTATGTCATACCTCTGATTAAAGCAGTACAAGAACTGTCAACAGCATTAGATGCAGCCTTGGCTCGTATAGCGACACTGGAAGGATAAGATATGGCAATTACATTCACATGGTCTGTAACAGACATGCACAAAGTTACTGCAACAGGTGCGGTATATAAAGCTGAGTGGTCTTGCTCTGG